TGTCGCTCAAGGGGTATTAGACCTCACAACTCAGACGAAAGTGATGGGCAACCTTCTTAATGTCCCTACCGGAACATTCCCTGTTTACAAAATTGGTGCTATGTTTACTAACTATTTCTAAATAGTACTACCTCGATATAATGGAAAAAGGGGTTTGGATCTGAAGATTATAGCTCATAATTTGGCTGGGAAACATCTCTTAACTACAAAAGAAAAACTAAGCTTTAGGTACCTAGATCCAGCTGTGCACTCACTTGTATTAGCCCTCAAACATCACATAGAGATCATTAAACCTATCCAATTGCAAGCGTAAGACTATGGATTTTACAAAAAGATAAGAGCTATAGATGGCGACGTCGCATATGTCAAAGATATGATAGATCCTCAAGTTATTGTATCATCGGATCCCAATTTACACCAGAGAGGTAGCTGGTTTACTGTTAAGCCAGGAACTTTTAGTTAATCGCAAGACGTAGTGTTTTACGTAAATTAGAAAAGATATGCGGTTAACTTTAGTCAAAATTTACGAAAACTACTCGAGAATCGATAAAGGTACACTGATTTCATGGATCTAACGCATCAAGAGCTCATGTGGATAGGATAAGGATCAACATAATGGTTTGGTCAAAAATTAGGAGAATATAAGGCTCATTCAAAGTTACTAAAAGATATATATCGTACAGATTTTAAAAACATGAAACCTCATGATGTAGTCTAATTTCTTTCTCAAGGATAAGATGAATTTATTCAAGGGTACGATATCTTGATCAAATCTGGAATGAAGAGGGATGTTAAGCTTTTTATGGCATATGTTGAACATTACACACAGTTATGTTATTAACGAGGTATATAAATCCTAAGTGAGAAAGATTAGCACTCAGGCAATAAGAATTGTTTCTTATGTTATGTTAGAAGATCTGAAGGTTTAGAGCTAACCCCCGGTTTATCATTTAGAGATAAACTGCAGGGAGCCCACGTAAAAATAATATAGGGTAATTCAATCACTTATCGGATAAACCAGGATCTTGGAGTAAAATAAGACCTCACGAAATAGCTTTATTAGCAAGCTGAAAATTTTTGCTTATAACATTAAGTTGACTTCAAAGGGTGTCATGTCTTTAAAGTAGTTAAAGCTTAACAGAATGCATAAACCGCTACCGCAAAAGCCATATTCCACCAAGAGTTCTAAACTACAAGGACTATGCCGATCGTCTTATTTGATAGTAGCTTACATAATTAATTCCGTAAATCCTATGAAAATGTTTAAATGCTTTGGAGAGATTATATGGATAGTATAGATTGTTATGAAGCTTATGATGCACAAGCTTTTCAAAGTGTACATATCAATCGAGTTACCAAGAAAACTATCAAAGTTGTTGACGCTCCTTGTGGATGTGGGACTTACAGAGAAACAACAAAAGTCAACTATCATCTCAACAAATTGGGAATTCCTGCTTGTCAAAGATGCGTTACATAAATTCATATCTAACACGCTATGAGCCAGAGGGTTTTCACGGGAGGACTCTTAACACTACTCCACGATCTTTGGTTAATATTTGTAAAAGGAGGACCCTAAAATGAGCAACAAACTAAAACTAGAATGGCCACTCGAATTAAGATTTTTATGGAAAGAAATCAGGACAGACAAGTCCTTCGGAGACTAATTCACACCATGGGACCCGAAGCTCTAGACTTGCATCTTGCTTTTAATGAATAAGGTCACC